ACCTTACGCATAGCTTCGCCAGTAACGCCGCCTTTTTTCATGCCGTGCATTTTCTTCTCATGGCCTTTAACCGCTTTTTTGGCGATCTTTTCCATGATCGGCTTATCTTTTTTAATGTCATCGTGTTTCATAGTTACTCCTAAGTAATCGTGATGGTTACAGTTTCCACTACGCCAGCAGATGTTAGGTAGTTAGGCGTTAACCCAGCATCGTTCGCACTCGCACCGCCAACTGGTGCCCAACCCCACTGGATAATCCGACTACCACCACTCGGATCACCAAAGTCTGTATTCAAAGTCAACTGCAATCCTGTATAACCAGACTGATAATAACTATTATCTGGCCTTGGTTCTCTCAACGCTTGTGGGTCGTCCACCGGATACATACCTAACTGCAACTGCGGCTGATCGGGTTCCCAACAATTTCTACATACCTTAATGTTAACTTGCTTGGTCTTAATTGTCAGCTTCTTTAGCTCTTTCAGCTTATAGCGGAACCCACACCGATCACACTCGGATATGGCATTCTTACCGCTGGCAAACCTGTTACCCATGATTAGATAAACGACTCACGAGGAACAAACCTATCAGCCGCCTTTTCTCTGTCTTCGCCTGCCGCTAAATCCCAAGCTTCGTCATACATAAGTTTTAACGCTTGAACGCGCATAGGGTCAACTTCGGGTTTCTTAACAGAAAGCATATATGCCAACCCCGCCACCATACAATTTATGAAGCGGAACGGAATGTCAATCACGTTAGTGCCATCACCAGCGTCGGAAATACGCTTCATGCGCCAGTAATAAAATATGTAGTACGGCTGCTGCGCAGTACCCTGATCTGGCGCAGGCCATACATTAATCTGTGGGTATTTCGGTATAGCCACATTCGACCCTACTTGCTGCCCGCTCTGACGATTAACCCAGACTTGGATTGGGCGTCCTTGTGCAAGCTTGTTAGGGATAGTCGAATAGGTAGATACAGAAATACGAGTAATGTTTAAGTCTGTTTGATTCGAGCCTTGACCAGAATCCGTACGAATTACATGTTCAATTAAATCAACAGTATCGGCAGGTAAGTCATAAGTAGTAACACCCTGAACCAGATTGACTGAGCCTTGCTCAATAGTCCACAGGTTAATACCACGGTTAGCCCATTCAGCCGTTAAGAAATTCAGGCTGCGCCGCGCCGTACGGAAGTCATACCCCGTACGCAACTCTAAGCCACAACGCTCGAACGCTTCCTCAAATATTTCATTAAGGGTCGGGTTAAACGCCGTAGTGTTAGTGGTATAAGCCATTATCTAAACCCTGCTGTTTTTTTAGCTATGCCTTTAGGCTGCGCAACGAACTGCTTACCTTTTGCTTTCCCTGCCCGCTTTGCCTTCGTAGTGGCAGCGTACTCTGCTGGGCTTAGAGCCTTGATTGCCTTTTCCGGGAGATACCTCTCTCCTGTCTTTGACGACGGCTTTCCGCTTTTGGTTGTCCATTTCTGGTCACCCCACGACTTTAAGCTTTGTTGAGGGGCTTTCAATCTCTGTAACCCCCACCTGCTGCTTTGTACTTCTTAGCTACAAGCTGCGCTTTACGCGCTGACCACTGACCTGCACCGGTGCCATGAGTAGCTGCGGATTTTACCTGCGACACAATCTTCTTACGAAGGTCGGGTTTAGTGTAATTACCCGCAGCATTAACCTTCCCACCCTCTTTATACTGAGTGAAGTCGGTGTCATCCCTACGGGCTTTCCTCTTACCCTTAGGCATTTTAGATGGATTGATGTCGCCCATACCCCGTGAGGCCATCATTTTTTACCGGCCTTTCCGCCTTTTTTCATGCCCATACCCATACCGCCCATAGGACGAGCAGGACGAGCCATAGTGCCCATAGGCCCAGTAGGACGAGTGGGCGCACCACCAAGCGGTTTACCAACCATCTTAGCGGCATTAGGGGAAACAGTGCCCGCAGGACGAGGGATACGTTCTGTAGGGCGAGCAGGAGCAGCAGACTGTTTAGTCGCCATAGCAGATTTTAGTTTGTCAACCATTGCAGACTTTTGAGATTGAGCTTTAGACGCCATAGCAGATTGCTTAGCCTGTTGAGCCTTAGCCGCAGAGTCTCTTTGAGATTGAACTTTAGACGCCATGTCAGCTTGCTTAGCTTGTTTAGCTTGATAAGCTTTATCCGCCATTTGACGATGTGCTTCAGTATACGGCGCAGGTTCAGCAGACTTTTTCGCCATAAAATCTTTGGCAGCAGATTTCATTTTGTCAGCCATAGCAGACTTTTGGGCTTCTTTAGCTTTACCTGCTTCAGCAGCTTTACCCGCAGCAGCTTTAGCCACGCCAGCCATTTTCTTACCCATGCCGCCAAATGCCATTTTACGAGTAGCCATGTCCGTCTCCTATTAGCAGGCTTTGCCGCCGTACTTCATCTTCTTAGCCATGCCACCGTTTTTCAGGTCGTTGGAGTTACCAGCCATTTTAATCATAGTGCCTTTGGTTTTGCCTTTAGTAGCAACACCATCACGGCTAGGAGCGGCAGTTTTAACAGCGCCCATTGACGTCATACCGCCATTAGCCATTTTCTTAGCTGGCTTAGCGCCTGCTTTTTTCTTCATCATTGCTATAAAACCTGAGTTCATCTTCGTAGCCATACCGCCTCCTGATTTAGTAAACTCTTTGCCCACGCTCTGCGGCACACCGGCCTTCTTAGCAAACGCAGGGTTGTGGGCAACCGCCTGCATGAACCGCTCTTGCTTCTTAGATACTGCGGGCACTATCTATATCCTTTTAACAGCCCACCTAGGGCGTACATAGGATGGTTTGGCCCCATTTGTTGTTGAGGTGCGGCTTGCTGTGGAGCTTGTTGAGCTTGTTGAGCTTGTTGAGCCTGTAGCATAGCCAATAATTGTGGGGGTAATTGTGGTGGCATCCCCTGTTGCCCTTGATCTATACCTTGTGGCATACCTTGTGGCATACCTTGCTGTGGCATACCGCCCATAATACCGCTCTGCATTTGCGCTATCTGACCCGGCGACATCTGCTGTTGCGGAGGGCCATATATACCCCCTTGGTCACCACCTGCGCCTATCATCGTAGTAGGAGCTTGCTGACTTGTGGGGCCTTGCTCATACCCTACTGGAACGGGCATGTTCTGCGTCATTTGAAAATATGGGTTTGCATAATTCTGCTGCGACTGTCGCCGCTGCATCATCTCTTGCAGATATTGCATTTTATGTTGCTGCAACTGCTGTTGCTGAGCCGCTTGCTGCGCTGCTCTTTGTTCGTCTTCTGCGGTTCTAGCAGCCACTGCTTGTTGTTTTGTGGCTTCTATTAATGGTGCTTGTTCTTCCTGATACTGCGCATCAAGAACAGCTTTACCTTGCGCTTGTATTTTTTCTATTTCAGCTTTAGCTTTATCAATAGCGGCTTGATTACTAGCGCCCATGTAACCAGACGTTACCGGTTGGTTAGCTTGTTTCTGAAGCTTTGCTATCTGCGCTGCTTGAGCCGGAGTTAAACCCTCTTTATTAGGAGTAGACGCAGCTTTTTTTGCAGCAGCAGCTTTATCAGCAGCGGCTTGTTTAGCTTGCGTAGCAGCTTCGTCTTTTGCGCGTTTAGCTTCATCGGCTCTTTCTTTAGCCTGTCTAGCAGCTTCGGCTTTCTTCTCAGCAGCCTCACGTTTAGCGTTAGCTTCTCTTTCTGCTTTTTCTCTAGCTTTGTCCGCAGCCTCACGCTTAGCCTGTTCAGCTCTTTCTTTAGCTTGTCTAGCAGCTTCAGCTTTCTTTTCTTCAGCCTCGCGTCTAGCGTTAGCTTCTCTTTCTGCTTTTTCGCGTTTAGCGTTAGCAGCTTGTTCGGCTTTTTCTCTAGCTCTATCCGCAGCTTCGCGTCTAGCATTAGCGGCTCTTTCTTCCGCTTCGCGTTTAGCGTTAGCGGCTCTCTCCGCAGCTTCGCGTTTTGCAGCTTCTTTTTCGGCTTTACTAGCCATAGTTAGGCCCTCGTTTTTCCACGAATAGCGCAGCCATCAGCGCGAGCGGAAGCAGGCTTAACCATGCCACCTTTTTTCTTTTCGTAGGGGGTCTCTGGAGTCATACCTAAGCCTGTTTTGTACAGACGACCGTAATT